TTGTTTTAATGGCTTTTTTCTCATTATCGGTTAAGCCATCCCAACCTACATTCTCACTGTGGTCATTCTTACCGCCATAAAGCTCTCTGACTAATTGCTGTAGTTCTGGAATAGCTTCAATATATTCTTCGCCTTTTTCATTCTTTTTAAGAACAAACATTTTAGACCAAGCATATTCAGCTTTTCTTTCAAGATTCGCTCTGACTTTCTTCATTCTTTCTTCTTTAGTACCTTCAGCATTATCATTAAATAATATCTTACCAGTACCTTTGATAAGTTTGATAGTTTGTCCGAGTTTACTTCTAACAATACGTTTACCGATTTGCTTGATACCACCAATTATTCCACGACCGAATACTTGATTTTCTTTCTTAGCTTGGATGTACATATTAACAAATTCATCATGAACTTGTTTTTGCTCATCCTTAGTACAAGCACTAAATCTATCCACACCAAGATTACATCTTTTTGTAATAGCATCAAGGAATTCAAACTTATCAGCTAATTCTTCTTTAAGCTTATTTTGAACCTCTTCACTAGCTGTATTAGCAGTTCTTAGTGCTTCTAATGCAGATTGATAAGAAGCTACTTCTTTATTCCATTCTTTTTCAGCTTCTTGTTGATATTGATAATTATTAAGTCTCTGAATCAAGGAATTATCATCAATCTTATGGTCACCTAAAGCAAGACCTACATTAAATCCTATCTTCTTTACACCCTTGATAGCACCACTGATAATAGACTTACCATGTGTTTTAATAGTATCCTTTACAAATAGAGAATGGATACCTGTAAATGCTGGTAAATTTGGCATAGCAATAGGATTCATATATATACCAAGCTTAAGAGACTTAGATATCATATCACCAAAAGACATATAACTATCTTCTATAGTCTTTGGTCTATGGTCAGCAAGATAATCCTCTATGAATTGACGTTTAGCCGCATCATAAGAATTAGGCTGACGCTTATTAGGATTAACTGTAGAATCATTTACAGTATAAGACATTTCAAACGTATACACAGCTTCTCCACGAGAGATAGTAATCTTACGTCTCATTGTCTTAATTTTCTTAATAGCTTCTTCTTCACTACATTTTTCTTTATTCATTATCTTCTGCTTATATGTCTGAATATCATCTCTAATTCTTTCAGGAACACAGAGTTCTTTCAATGCGAGACCATCAAACATTTGACAAGCAGTATCAATTAATTCATTTATTTCGGTATTAAGCACATTAGCCATTCTAGTATCAGCGGCTAAATAACCCTTTAAGTCACCAGTAAGCATAGGAACATAATCATTCCACAAGTCATTAGTAATAAAGTCACCTGCTTTAACAGAGTCTTTATTAATAGAACCTATTTTATCATTCTTACCAATAACATAACCACCATTAGCAGCATTTTCTTTAATAGCTTTTTGTGCTCTAGAATCCTTTACAGATTTAATATAAGCTTCTTTAGAACCATACTTAGCTTGTTCTTCCTTGGATAACTTGTCATAACCATTACCGATTGTTAAATCATAGTGGATGTTTTCGAGCATTTCTTCCATCTTTTTAGCTGCAGTATTTACAGTTTCAAGAGGAGAATCTTTACCCTTCCAGAAAGCTTTTTCTGCTTCAAAAGCAACTTCTTCATCTGTAAGACCTACACCTTTATGAGCTAATTCACGATTAGCCATAAGTTTAAGATTTCTAACAGCCTTCTTATTATTAAGGTCTACGTTGATACCTTTAGACAATAAGTATTGTTGTACTGTCATCTTACTGTCTTTAATATCTTTATAATCTTTAGATGCTTTATCAAGCTTACCTCTATGAAGTTTTAATTCCTTCATAACAGATTTCTTGGTATCATCATCGATGTTTCTAGTATTCAAGAATCTTTCAACATCTTTGTCTCTACCTTCTTTAAGCATCTTAATAATTCTTTTAGCATCTTTACGGTCTAGATTATTTCTAAGCTCTTGACCTAATACATCATAAGAAGAGTTTACAAAATTATCAATCTCACCACTATTTTCGTCATAAGAAAGAATATTTAACAGAGATTCTATATCACCGCTAGTGCCATCAGCAAGATATTCGTCTATAGCAGACCATTGGTCTGTTTTAGCCATTTTTAACTTACCTCTAGCAGCTAATCTCTGTCTTGCAGTCATATCATCTGCACGACCTCTTCTAATACGCTTAGCTTTTAATCTACCACCAATACCTTCATCCCCAAGAAGTCTGAAAGGTTTAGTAGCTGCACGACCAAGTCTACCAGCAATACCAATAGCACCACTACCGATTTTACCAGCTTTTTCAAAGATATCTCCAAGAAAATTATTTCCAGCCATATTAGCTTTAATCTTCTTGAATATATCTGACGTGAAATCCTTGATATCAACAATTGTATTTGTTAATTCTTTAAAGATAGATTGAGCACCAGAAGTCATAGGAGTTATTACATTATCACGAATAGCTCCAAATAATCCTCCTTCTCTCTTAGCATCTTCTCCATCACCATTCTTTTTACCAAAGATTTCATCCATTGTCTTATCTATAATTGTCTGTCCGAAGCCCTTTAAAGGCTTAACAAGGTTATCGTTTAATGCTCCTCTTACACCACCTCTACGTTTACCATTCTCATCTTCTTCACCAAGTAAGAAGTCTTTGAATTTATCAGTAGAAGTAACATATCCTGCAGTAGCACCAATAAGTGCACTACCAACAAGACCAAAAGGACCAGGAAGGAATAATGCTGCTGTAGCCGCACCAATTCCCATATTTTTAGCACCCTTCTTGAGTTTGTCTACATTCTTATCAGAGAATATACCACCTTCACCAAAGAGTGACCCTTGGAAGATTTCAGAATTCTTTGCGAATCCTAAACCTGTACCAATTAATAAACCGCCTAATGGACCAAGAGGAGTTAATAAGCCAGCTGCCATACCAGCCATACCACCCTTAGCCATATCAGGAGCAGCTTTTTGAAGTTCTTTAGAGATTAAACCAGTGTCTTTTCTCTTAGGATTACCATTAGAATCAACAATGATTTCACCAGTTTTCTTATCCTTTTCTACATCACCAAATAAGAAGCTAGCAAAAGAACCAGTAGATTTGGTTAAAGTAGAAGCAGCACCTACCGCTGCACCAAGTAATGGACCACCAACTAATAAGCCAGCTACACCACCCAATGCACCTCTAGATGCCATATTACCTAAGAAAGCAGCTCTTTGTTTATCATCTTCAAGAGTTGTCCAATCAGTAAGTTTGTTAATGTCAACTTGTTCAATTCTCTTTTTAGATTCAGCATCTAACTGTTGATGCTGTGCTAATTCTTCTGGTGTTAAACCATCATTAGCTTCAGCGTTATATCTAAGACCTCTAATGAAGTTCTTTTCATTACGAGCTTGAATATTTCTTACAGATGCAGGAGCTGGGTTATAAACTACACCACCCTTAGGAATAGTATATATACCAGTCTGACCAATTTTAGAACCGTTAAGATATTCACCTGCAGAAAGTACAGACTGGAATGGGTGACCAGTTCTATTAACACCACCTGCAGCCATTGTAGCTAAGCTATCTATATTTCTCATACCCATAGCATTAGCTTCGGCTACTAAACTGTCATATTTCTTTTTAGCATTTTTAAGAGCATTGTTTAATTTTTTTAATTCATTTTCAGCATTTCGTAATTCAGATTCATATGCTTGTTTTTCTCTAACAGCCTCTAAATATTTTTGAGGGTCGTCTATATCTACTCCATAATATTTTAAACTTGTTACATTATCATTTGCGTCTTGAATATATCCTTTTACTTCATTAATATATTGCTTTTGCGTGGATATTTTTTGACGTAATTGATATATAGTCTTTATTTGACTATCAATTTTTCTTCTTTGTTTAGCTTGTCTTGGATTTTCTATTATTTGTTCTGGTTGTGGTGAAGGAGAAGGGGAAGGATTACTATCGCTAGAACTAGAAGATGATTCTGGATTAGTTATTTTATCTCCTAATCTTTTAGCCTCTTCAATTTCCTTCTTCCACATAGCATGTACATCATCTGCATTCTTTACCATACCTTTACGGAATCCAGCTGTAAAATGAGAGAGTACACCCTCTTCTAAGATATTACCTTCAGAGTCTACATCGCCAAAGATTTTCTTTTTGACTTTGTCTACATGAGGCTTTATTTTCTCATCGTAATATTTCTTAACTGGACTAAAAAGCTCTCCGATTTGTTTCTGAACATTTTTGAAGAAGTCAGAGGTATGGTCTTTCATTAATTGCCAGAGAGATTTTTTCTGGTCATCAGCTTTCAAATCTTCGCCATAAATAAGATTACGTAACCAAGCATCTGTTTTTACAATAGTACCAGTTACTTTATCCATAACAGCAAAGTTAGTCTTCTGAGTAAACCATTTAGCTGCAATAGCAAGTTTCTCTGTAGTGCCAGTAGCTTTAGATAAGTTCTCCATTAAGCCCTTATCTTTATCATATTTATCAGTAGCTTTCTTAAGCTTATCAGTAGTTTCTTTACCGACAAGCTCTTCCATTTTCTTCCACTTTTCTTTTTCTTTCTTAGCATCCTCTTTCTGCTGATTCAGTTTGAACTCTGTTTCATATTGTCCACCTTCACCATAGTAATCGGATACAAGACGAGACATACCAATCTGGTCACCTTCAGATTGATAATTATAAGAGTCGGTAATAAAGCTAACAGACCTACCTTTTTTACGTGCCTGTTCCTCTACTCTCTTTATATTATCTTCAAAGCTTTTTCCAGCCTTTCTTTTAGCTTCTGTTTCTAATTGCTCATAGTATTTAGATGCATATTTATCGTCTTTTGTATTATTACCATAATCAACAAAACCATCATTTGATGTTGGCATATTTAATGTCGGTGGTGTACCACTAGGATTACCGCCACCACCACCGCTACCAGGAGGATTAGGATTTAATCCATTATTAATGAAAGGTAATGTTTGTAAATAAGTGGAATATTTTTTAATATAATTAAGGCTATGCCCCATACTTCTAAGATATTGATATAACGTAACACCATATTCATCTTTAGCTCTTAAAAGAACCTGAGCAGTTGGCATTTCTTGAATATGTCTTTCATTCATATCACCCTTAGCGTCTACATAGCTCTTACCATGATATGACTTAGCATCTCCAGTAATACCTTCCATAGCAGCGAGCATTGCAATACCGCCTTGCTCATTAAGCTGCTTAATAGCACTATTCTGACTTCTGAGAATTTCAAGTAGTTGTCCATCCATTGCAGATACGTCTGGACCACTAAATCCTTTTCTCATCTTAATAGGTTTTCCATTAGCATCTCTTTCATAACGATAATGTTCACTACGCTGGAAAATATTCTTCATAGATGTGTAGATAACTTTTTCTGCAGAGGTCAAATCAGATTCTCTAAGAGAACTAAAATCACCTGCTGCTTGAAGTTTAAGAGCAAGAGATTGAACTGCTGCATTAGCTCTATCATACTCACCTATAGAAGCATACATAGATTCAAAGCTTCTATTAGTACCAGCTTCTATTGTCCCTCTAATAAGAGATTCAGTGTTACGCTGAGCAGATGTAGTAATACTATCATATGCCTTCTTAGCAGATTTCATACTAGTCCATCTACCAGTAGTATAATCAAATGTCATCTCTTCGCCACCTGTCATAGCAGATGTCATTTTACGAAGATAATAAGGGATTACATCTACGATAGCCTTCTTAGTAATACCATCAAAAGGAATAGCACCTTTGACATATTTATTAGGGTCTACATTTTCATTAGAACCAGTCTTAATTCCGAGAATCTTACCTAATAGACCAGCTAAACCAGCATCTTCTTTCTTTCCTGCGGCATTAGCTTTAGCAATAAGAGAAGGAACAAGATTTTCAAGAGTCTTATTAAGAGCTTTTGCTGCTTGGTCAAAACTCTTTCCAAGTGCTTTATTAACAGCAACCTTAGATAATTCTCTGGTAGGGTTAGCAAGCATTGCAGCAAGTAAGTTAGAACCCTCAATACTATCACCAAGTAACATATTGAGACCTGGGATAGCTTGCATTAATTCATTACTAGCATTTCTTCCAACATTCTTGCCATATTCTTTAAGATTGATTATACCACCTCTACCGATGATATCATCATATCCTATTTTTTTCTTTTGATTCTGGTCTTGAGTTTGTTTAGCATATAAATTACGCTGCATTTCGAGTAACTCATCCATTTGCTTAGTGAGTTTAGCAACGTTATTATCTACATTAGCCATAAACTTGTTGAGATTTTCATTCATCTGGTTCTGTACTTTTGCAGTCTGTTCTGCATTCTGTTTTAAGAAACCAGTGATGTTTTGTAATCCCCCATCAAGTTTATTTATAAGACGCTCATTTTGAGTATACAGTAACATTGTATTCTCTTTAGAAACATCCATTTGAGCTTTGCCAGTTTTGACGATAGCTTCTGTAGTAATAGCAGTCTGTAACTTACTGTTCTTCTTAACAGCAGTAGCAATAACCTTATCACCATCAGTAACATCTTCATTACCGAAATCAAAGTCATCATCATCGATGTCCATACCTTGCATGAAGTTACCACCGTATTTATTCATAACTTCCTGCTCTTTATTCTTAGCATAGAAGTCGCCAGTAGTAACACTATACACAATAGAATCAAAGCCAACTCTAGCAGCATCCATTATTTTATTATCAGTAATAGTCTTCTTAATTCTAGCATAAGTAGTTCTATAATCTTTAATAGAATGATATACTTCTTTAAAGACTTCTTGATTCTCATTCTTAAAGTCATTTACATAAGTAAACTTTTCAGACAATACATCTGCAGTAGTATAAGCAACCGATTTGCCTAAGTTGGCAAGATACTTTTGTACTTTAATAGACATACGATTCCTCCTTTCGAGCTTAATTTATGTATATGTTGAGGTAGTCAGAATGTAGTGATTGTAAAAGTTTACTATGATATTTATATATTATTTATGTGTAAGAGGAGTACATATAAGCTCGTAACAATAAAAGGAGGTCATTTTATGACAAGTTATTTAAAGTATTTATTGAATGTGAAATGCGATATCATTAATTATATGAGATATTGTACTACACAGAAAGAAAAGGCAGATAACCTGCAAGCCTATAAGGATATCTGCCGAGAGATTGCGGCAGAAAGAGCAAAGGCAGCAGAAAGAGCAAAGGAAGAAGGGCGCTCGTAAGGCGCCCTTCTTTTTCGTATTATAGACGTAAAATATTAGTATAATTGATTGCATCTTTTTCTCTTCTATCAATACCTATAGCTTCACATGGAAAGTTGTGTAGATTATCATTAACTATTGTTGTATAATCAATATAATCCTTAACCCACTCGGGAATGGCTTTATCTTCAAGAATAGCAATACCTGTAATACCCTTAGCAAATTCTTTTTTCTGCATAAGTGCTACAGCTTTCTCATACACTTTAGGATATTTTTCTCTAAGTTCTATAACGTTACTCTTATTAATATCAATCTTGATATTGAGAATACTGTTTCTTGTAGACAGGTCAATAGGTTCTTCATTTTCATCTTTAAGCTCATTATAAACTATAGATGCTTTAACACCAGATTCTCTCATAGGATTATCATAAGCTGCTACTGCTTTAATTCGTTCTGGTTTAAAGTATTCTTTAGAACCATTTCTAATAGATGAAACGATTTGTTTTTCAAGAATTGCTAATTGCTTAACAACCTCTACTTGAGAAATCTGTCCTGGATTGTCAAGAATATTTTCCATAAGAATTCTTTGAAGAGCTGCTTTAGTACTATCGGGTACTCCTACTTTCTTGATGCTTAATCCAGTAATTGCAAGTGCTTTTTCTTTTGGAATAATACTAGACTCTTGACGTTCTTGATATGCGCAATAATTCTTTTTTCCATCTGTAATCAAAGCACGCTTAAGCTGGAATTCATTCTTAAGAATAAAGAAGCTCTTACGCTTAGAACCATCATGACAAGTTGTGCTATTACTATTATCAGAATACTTACCCATATAATCAATAGCAAGTTTTCCCATGATACTAGCTAAGATATTAATAATAGAACAACGAAATCCTACCTGAGGTGTAATTACATCTGGGCGTACATAATCCTGCATTTCAATAACTTCATCTTTATAGAAGTCATAATCGTATCTTATTTCAAATGCTGGTTTAACTTCTGCAGTCTTTTCATCAATCTCAATTTCTTTAATCTTCATAGGAATATTAAATGTCTTATCGAGAATATAACGATACCAACCATCGAAGCTAATAAAGCAGCTATCTGTATCTGTCAGCATAGATACGCAACGATACATATTTTCTGTTCTATCAATTCTATCCATATACTGCTTATCATAATATACCCATTCATAAATCATCTGATAGAGTTCATCCATCATATCCTTAACTTCCTGAGGCGGTTTATTCGGGTCAATAAATGGTACATCAAGTGTAGAAAGAATCTGAATAATCTTATTCATAACTACTGTATTATCTACAAACCAGAACAGATTATTCTTATAGAACAACTTATTCAGTTCATGCTGAGTACAACGATTCAAGATATCCCAAATCAAAGTCATTTCTTTTTCAGTAGGAATCCAATAGAAACCACTACTATAAAGAATCTTAAAGAATACTTCTTCTACATTCGGTACTTTATCTTTATCAATAATAAAGTCGTCTGGATACATACCCATAGGTTCTCTTCTTACATTATTGATAAAAGTGATTACTTCATTAAGACTACTGAACTTAACATTATTTGCCATTGTAGCTTCAAATAACATAATTGCTGCGGCAATACAACTTCTACCTTGCATTGTAATAGACTGTGCTACATAAAGATTATAGAAAATTGAAGTGTGATTACCAGATGCACCATACATTGCATTACCTGATACTTTTTCTGATGCTTGTAAGATATTATATTTCTCGAAGTTCTCACTACCCTTAGGATACATAAACATTTGGTCTTTATAATATCCTCTTTGTTTGAGAAACTCCTGAATAAGCATTACAAACGGATTAGGAACAGAACCGTGTTTTTTAAACATAACACCACTTACTGTGATGATAGGTTCTCTACTCATGATATAATCTGTTACTTGCCACAAAGTAGTTTGTTCTTTAGCTTTGGTATAATTGTTATCTAATACAGCAGGTGTATCATTACCTCGTTTCATAATAGAATAATCAATCGCTTCTACAAGTTCATGTTCATATAAACCTGGAAAAGTTAATCTAAGTGCTTCAAGCACTTCCTGTCTATAAATGTCTGCAGTTCTAGTCTGCACCATCTGTGTAATATCTGCCATAAAAATACTCCTTTCAACTATCAGCTTACCTGTTATCATATGATTACGATTAATGACTAGTCATTATAAATTTGTTATTCATGCTTTAAAAACAGAACAATTATATAATGAAAGACCTAAGTGTATGATTACTCATATACAAATAAAATTTAATTGCAATTATATTTTATATTTTAAAAGGAGGATATTCTCATGGGACTTTATACAAATCCTAATACAATGGAAGCGGCTCATGAAGTTGAGATGGAACTCAATATGGATGAGCTTCTTGAAGCATTCTACTATGATGACCACTATTCTGATTCTGATGAAGAGAAGCGTGAACTTCTTGAATCTGCTGATACTCTTCTAGAAGCAAAGAAGATTTCTCGCAAGACAATTGTTCGTCTTAATAAGAATGATGACCTGACTCGTCGTACTGGTATGGCAGCACTTCAGCTTGCTAAGGATAATAACGATTCTCTTTGGAAGAAGCTTGTTAAGAATCGTATCATGGAGCGTAAGCTTCTTGCTGCTATTAAGAAAAAGTATGCTAATAAGGCTCAGATGGCTGCTCGTAAGGGACAGCGTGCATATGTTTCTGGTCAGGGTACTGTAGGTAACCAGAATGTCAAGAAGATGCAGCCCAAGGAAATGTCTAAGACAAGAAAATAATAACATAAAAATAATGATATCGTAATGGGTGACGATATTATTGCGTGCATATTTCGGTTGTCATGATAACAATCGGTTCCTTTCTTTTATATGATTGCGGGTGGTATTGTCCATCCGCAATTTTTTTCTCATTGATATATTATTACATTGATAGAATATGACATAGTCAAAAACTATCAAATAACGATATATCTTGGAGGTAGTATATTATGACCAGTACTATTTATGACTATGGTGTCTTTACACCACTAATTAATGGACAATCTGTTGTTATCAATACAGCAGATATCACAAAAGAAACAATCGATGATTACCAAAACGATTTGAAGGATATCTTTCTGGATTATATCGAGAATCCTATAATTCAGAAGAATAAGGTTACATTTATATTTGATAATGGTATGAGTGTTAACCTTCCTACAGCATACGCACTTATTAACATTATCGCTTGGGGTTTCATTGTTAAGACAAATCAGACAATTAAACCTAAACACCTGTTCTTTAATAAGAAAGGTATCACTAATGCATATATCAAATCTTATATTGATAAGTTTGCTATTATGCCTGTAAGAGATATGATATCAGATGTTAATGACAGAATGATTATCCATAATCTCAATCGTACTATCTATGACAGTTTAAGGGACTTAAAGTTTGTAGATAAGTTTGCTTGGTACTTTAATAATAGTATCAATATGGAAGACTTTATTCTTATGTACTATTCATGCCCTGGGTTCAAACAGATTATGGATAGACATAATAATAATTACTACGCTCAGTTTCCTCCCGAACAGATGAACCAAGAAGCATTAAACGATATGAATCGTCTTATTGAATATATCGTAGATGCTAAGAAATATATTGGACGTGACCATTGTCTGTCTGATGCATTTAGAGCCAAAGAAGGTGTTAAACCTAAACAGGCTCGTGAGATGTATATTAATATTGGTGTTAAGCCTAATGGTGAAGGTGGTATCTTCCCGTATGTAGTTAACACTTCATATATCTCTGGTGGTGCTAATAATGTAGCATTCCACATTCTCGAATCTCTGATTGCACGTATTGCACAGAATCTTTCTAAGAAGAATACTTCTCGTTCAGGACATTTCTCTAGAATTATGATTCTGAATTGTGCAGCAACAAGAAAATATACAGTACCATATTCTGATAAGATTGACCCTGGATATGATTGTGGTACTCGTAATTTTCTTGAGTATTATGTAGAAGACGAAACTGCTCTTAAGAAGATTGCAGATAGATGGTATCGTATTGACCCTATGGGAATCGAACATCGTCTTGGTAATGTATATAGAGTAGTAAAAGAGAATCAGGACCTTATTGGTAAGGTAATTTATCTACGTTCCCCGATTAAGTGCTTATCTGCAGCTCATGGTAGAGGTATTTGTAGAAAGTGTATGGGTGAACTGTATAATATCGTACCAGCTACTAATATTGGTGTATACAGTGTTACAAATCTTACTGAACGTCTCACTCAGATGATGCTGTCAGCTAAACATCTTCTTGAGGCAAAGATTGATAGTGTGTCATTCGATACTTCTACTATGACACCTGAAGAGATTTCTAAGTATATCCTTATTGATGAGGGTACAATCTTTATCAATCCTAATATTCCTGATATGAAGAAGTGGCATCTTGTTATTAAAGATGGTGATATTCAGGAAGAGGTACTTGCATCTCTTGATGATGGAGATGATGAGGATAATGATGACTTCAATATTGAAGATACAATGAATTATATCAATGTATTCTATCTTAAGAAACAGGGTTCTAATGAAGTAATTACCATTAAGACATCTAATGTAGATAATTTGTATCTTACTGATTGGCTTAATGATTATATTGAACTTAAGAACCTTGCTGATAATAACGAAGATATTGATATTCCTGTATCTGTACTTCTTGAGGATGTATCTCCGTTGTTTAATGTAGGAATTCACAACGATGATATGTCTGAGCGTCTTGAGTCTGTTATTAAGGTTATCGACCTTAAGGCTAATACAGATTCTTATACAGCAGAGACATTTCTTAAGGCTCTTTCTGATAGACTTAATAATATCGGACTTGACCATATTATGTCTGTTCATCTTGAAATTATCATCATGAATCAGATTAGAGATAAGGATGATATTATTGAAATGCCCGATTGGAGTGTTCCTAATCAACAGAATTATCAGATTCTGACACTGAAGAAAGCTGTAATGACACATCCTAGTATTACGATTGCAATGCAGTCTGAAAATATTGCTAGAATGTTATATAATCCTCTCAGCTTTAGAAAACACAAGCCATCTCCTTACGACTTAATGTATATGGTACAGCCTCAGAAGTTTATTCATAATGACCCAGAGGTTAAGAATGACGGTACAGGTATGGATGCCCTATTCAAGTATATGGGAGATTGATTAATATTGGAGCCTCACTGTATTGTGAGGCTCCTAATTTATGTGAGGTGATTAAATGGATAACAGAAAGATTGTTGTATATAACAACAAAATAGTTATCAACGATTATGTATATGGTGATTATCCTGGATTAGATAGTTCATTTGAAGTATTTGATAAGGCTACTCACACATATAGAACAATCGCAGCAGTATATGATAGAAAGGCTAGAACACTGACTATTCCTAGAGGATTAGATATATCTTATTTGGAAAAGATGTTAGGATATAATGCTTTCTATGATAATACTTTTATTCAACCAAGAAAGAATCTAAATCAGATTCTAATCAAATATCCACCTAAAGATGAGAAGCAATCACAAGCAATTAACTTCTTATCTGGAAATGGAAACTACAAGTTTACTAAGAAATATTCCCAATTATTCTTAGCACTTGATACTGGTGCAGGTAAGACGTATCTTGGTATCGTCTATACTGCATTATTGAATCTGAAGACAATCATTATCACCACTTCTAATGATTGGTTGTCTCAATGGAGAACCCGTTTTATAGAGCATACTAATATGATATCTTCTGAGATTCATTCTATAGAGGGTTCTATGGATATCAATAATATTCTGTCTAAACCTGATTCTGTATATGATAAGTATAAGTTATATACAGTAACTCATGCTACTTTACTTTCATATGCAAACGAACATGGATGGGAAGCTATTGATTATCTATTTAGAAAACTTGGTATAGGTCTTAAGATTATAGATGAAGCACATCTTAATTTTGATAATATCTATCATATAGATTATGCATCATCTGTATACAGAACTCTATATCTTACAGCAACTCCAGTAAGAGGAGAAAGTAGTGAGAATAGAATCTATCAAATCTATTTTAAGAATATACCAATGTTAGATTTATTCGACCCAGAGAATGACCCTCATACTCATTATATCTCTCTTAGGTATAAGAGTGGTTTTACTGTACAAGAGATTAACGCTTGTCAGAATAAATATGGGTTTAATAAACAAACGTATTCAGACCTAGTTGTGATAAAGGAAAACTTTGATTTCATCTCAAGAATAGTTATGGATATGGTATACCATATACCAGGAAAGAAGATGTTTTTCTTTGCTACAAATAATTCTATAGTATTCTTCTATCAATGGTTAATATGTAATTATCCAGAATTACAGAATGATATAGGTATTTTTACTTCTATAAATGAGAATAAAGCCGCAGCAAAGGATAAGACTTATATTCTAACAACTTCTAAATCAGCAGGAGCAGCAGTAGACATACCAGACTTAATGGTATGTGTTAATATGGCTGAACCTACTAAATCCCCACCACAGAATAAACAAAGATTTGGTGTACTCGTGCTTATAATAGTTACTATATAGATGTAGTAGACACATCTTTAAAAGTAATCAGCAACTATTATAAACAGTCATATCCGATGTTTGAGAAGTATGCATTAGATTGTAGAGATGTAGTATTCAGTCAAGTTCAGTTAAAGAATACTGCATTTAATGTAATGTATAAACGTCTTAAAGAGTTTGGAGGAATGCCGTTTGAGAATATAGATTTAAATCATCCTCCAAAATGGTGGTAATAACACAATGAAAAACTACTAAGTAAAGGTGGTGAGGGAAGATGCAGACTGATTATTGTTATATGAATGATATGGTATACCAGTTATCAGATGAAGTTAGACTCATGTTTCATACAGTAGCTTCATATAATAATGGTATGAGAACATTCTCTAATTATAACGAATATAAACTTAATGGCAAGATTGAAGGTAATACAATGATAAAACGTGTATTATCATATTACTTGTTCTTTGAAGATAGACGGGATAAGATAGAGAAAATCAGTATCTATCCCGAACACATGTTTGAACTATTAAAATACTTTGAGCATATAAGACTTAATTGGATTGAAAGTGATAATTGTGGTATATATGGAGTCATGGATAATTCACTTGCTGTGGTAAACTATGACGAGTATATCTATATGAGATTACCGATGGATAAGATAATTAAGTTTATGCCTGGAGTAATGAAAACAGAAATGGGTGATATGAAATGTATAGATTTGTATCTTAACTCTACCAATCCAGTTCAAATAACACATAGTACATTTTTAGGAATGTACTATGTGCTTCAACATTTTGATATGTTGAACTATGCAAACACAAGTTTATCGTTTATGATGCTGATGAATACACCTCTTAATAGAACTGATTTTACTGCATCTGGTCAGGCTAATTCTGCACCGTTGAAAGATAACAGTACAGTATCTGGTAGTGTAGGAAGAACGTTTAATAAGAGTAACAAGTCAGCATTCTTTGATGATTAAGGAGGAATAATTATGACATTCGGTAATAGTAAACTGATACAGTGCTTATGTACAATCAATGATTATATCATTGAAGAAGGTATAGATTTATCCACATATGCTGATACACTTGAAAAGAAAAAGTATCCAGAAGATATGGTTAATGATGTTAGAGTTTCCATTGCTAATATCAGAGAATCTTTGAGAGAGATATGTCCAGAACCGAAGCTCATAAATCCAGATGAAGAACTCCAGTTGTCTGTAGACGATGCTATTGAAGGAATCGATAGATATATTGAAAACGGAGGATATAAATTATGAAAAAGAAAAATTATCCATATTCTTTTGAGATGGAGACTACTTCAGCTCAAACCATATCTAAATTACCACCTATTATTGCTACGGAACGAACAGTAATAGATAACTATACACCAGTTAAGGTATATCCTTATTATATAGATTTTAATGTTGAAGGAGGTAAAGTTTATAAGCAATTCAAAGATTTAGATGAGATGATGTCATATTATGAGGAATATAAAAATGATAAATTCCAAATTGATATGACATTTAGTACATGTGAAAGTAATGGTTTTGTAGCTAGGGATGTTAAAGAATCTGAATACAAACATATTACTAAGTCTAATGTATCTGGAACTGTGTTGTATAATTTTTGTGAGTTTATAACAGGCAAAGTACTAGAATCTATGAAGTATATTAAATCTATTTATGATGATGAAGAGAGTTCTATAATGTCTTCTAATTGTTCTATGTTGCATATTGATGTATTCAGATTACATGATAATATTCTTGTGCTAAATAATTATGGAGTCAAGCTTACGAATAAGTGTGTAAAAGATATATGGAGGAGATATAAATGATGATTGAATTATGGCATAAATTTCTTGATATTGATGAAGTTTACAAAGCACGTGCTAAAAAGAAAATGAATCTACGTTGTAAGAAGCCTGACTTAGAATATCAAGATGTACCTGATTTATATTATAGAAGCGTAGTTGAAGAGATTGATAAGATTAAAAATAAGCAAATTACTATAAGTGATTTGAAGAATGTAGATTTATCAATGATTATCGAAGATTATGCTATTCCTAATTCAAACTCAGATGATAAATTTAATGATGCTTTAGATATATTAAAATAAACTATACTTGTATATAATATAGGTGTAAGAGGAGGTAGCAATTAGCTGCCTCCAAAATTTATTTTATAACGAAAAGGAGAGTTTACTATGAGTAACGAAGCAATGAAAAATACTGGTGTTAAGAATGAGGTTGGAACTGCACTTATGCAGTTAGCATTTCATATCAAGTATCATGGCATTAATTTGAATACTATTGCAGATTGTTATGAAATGACAGATTCTCGCCAGCCTCAGCAGGTGAGTGATGATGTTGCAGTTATTAAGTCAGCTATTTCAACATCGTCTTCTGAACTTCAGGAGATTATCAACGTGGTTAATGATGTAGTTACAACTACAACTAACGGCACTTCTTCTGTACAGAATTTGAAAGACCTTAAGGATTTTCTAAATCAGGCACTTCCAGCTTGGCAGAATGCTATACAGAACCAGACTGTATTTCAGCAGCAGTTCTATCAGTTTCCGCCTCGCACATAATAATGTAAACAAAGAACGGGTTATTTATTAACCCGTTCTTTTAAATTTGAAAGGAGAAATTACTATGGAAAACAACAACAATCTCTATCAGAAGATTCAGGAAATCAATGATTATGTGGTCAAGGAATATTCCTATGACCCTAATTTTGATTTCGACATTTTAGAAGAATTAACAGTTTATACTGCTAATTTAATTAGGATGGGAGTATTTGATTTTAAGTTAGTTATAGCTATTGGAGAGTTTTGTGCTTTAAACTATATAGCTAATGGAAAAACTCCGCCAGTAGATGCTAGAGAATCAGAAGAGTTTAAAGCATTTAATAAGGTGATAAATAATGCAATGCAAAATTGGTTTGCATTGCATCCTAATGAAGTACCAGTTATAAAGAATCTCGAAATGGTTCCAATGCCTGGTTCTATGAATAGTGCTGGTAATTCTTTACTGAATTAAATTGTAATATTAAAGAACAGGATGGTTACCCATCCTGTTCTTTTTTGTAAAAGTTTACTATGTTACTTATATATAATATAGGTAGAAGAATATAAAATTAATCGGCTTAAAGGACTAGTCACCCGCCTATTAGGTGCCAGAGGTATAACACCATGAAAAAAGAATTGTACATCAGAAGCTTTGTTAATCTCACGGACGAAGAAGAAAAAGAACTCGATAAGATTTATACACTACTGCAAGAGTACGACAGCTACTTCACATATTACTACATGCTTATATCTATCGACTTTTATGAAAACGAAACAATTGACAAGGACGAGTATTTTTCTATCGAGGATTGGGAAGAAGGAAAAGCGCTGAATTGGATGCTTGAGAATCATTCTACAGAAGATGCTATTAAATACGCTAATAGGTTTGGTTTAAGATTTTCTGAGCAGCAGGCTGAAAAAGCACTCTGCAATTTTTATCTTAAACTTGTGAAAGAGTTAGGTAGTCGTGTGAATGAAAAAGGCTACTTATCACACGACTATTTAACACTTTCAGCAGCATACATTAGAAATAGTGAACTCCCACCAAAATGGAACGAGTTCGCAGCCTCAGCACTCCCATCTGCATCAGAATTCTACAATTTCCTTAATACGCTTCAAACAGATACTTCTCTCAGAACAGAATATGCTTTAAAACTCCATAATCAATATATTAAAAAATTTTCAGCTTAAACTATCTTCTAATAAAAAGAACGGTGCTATCACAAGCACCGTTCTTTTTTTGTATTACATACGTCCAGGTTTAATCTCAGGATACTTAACTACAATAAGACTATCGCTATAATCATAACGATATGTAGTTACGTTAGCAAGTTCTTCTCTCAGAGAATAGTATTTCTCTAATAATCCCCACCAACGTTTATGTTCTTGTTCGCTTAAACGCTCATGGTCTAAGAAGTCTTCAATTACAGAGATACGTGTATTAATCATACGCATTAGATAGTATGCATCATCTTCGTCTGCGACATGACGGATACGCATCTTGTATTCATATAAGTCTTGTTCAAACTTGCGAATATTTTTTATAGCAGTCTGTTTTCTTAGTTCTGCATACTTACTCTGTTTTACTTCAGACTTAGATTCATTCACAAATACGTAGTATAGTTCTCTATTAGTATAATCACAACTCTCAGTGATATTAGTATCATCAATAGTTGTAATAGCATTAATCATGATTTCCATTTCACGTTTCTCGACTTCAGAGCCTGTAATGCCTTTCATCTTCTTTAAAAGTCTTAGTGCTGGGATACGTTTAATCTTGAGTTCTTTATATACAGATAGAGACCATGCTAATGATGTAAGCTTGTTTACACTACCATCATTAATCTTCATACCAGATTTACAAATCTTATCAAAGATAGAGTTTAGGTCTTCTCCATATCCACACATGTGTACAAACTCATCTGCTAATACTTCTCCATTCTTATAAATAAAGAACATAGAAGTCATCTTACGTACAGTATCTTTAATACCATAACTGATGATTGTATAGTATTGTGCGGTCTTAGGAATATTTAAACTATCTCCCTTCTTTGTAAGTTGCAATGCAATAACCTTTCTTACTTCATCTACGGGTTCAGGGTCATTGACAATATGACCTACTTCATGAAGAATCATTGCAGTAAACTCTCTAGGAGTAATCTGTAATGCTGGATGAAGAATCTTAGAATCAATTTCGATTGTATACTGATTGAAACGTACTTTCTTATCATCTTGAAGAATCTCTGTAACCAGTTCTTTATCTACATGTGGATATACACACATACCAAAGAACATAGAATCGCTTCTAGTGAATAGAATCTCTTTACAACGAGAGTCTTTAAAGAAAAGATTCAATTCTTTTTTTAACTGGTCAAGACCCTTTCTTCCATCAGAATCAATAATAGTAGCACAAGCATATTCAATACCAGTAAAATCATAATTGATTTGACGAATCATACGATATATCCTCCTTTCATCGAATTCAAAAAACGCCTAGTGCCTATGAAGACACTAGGCTCTTGAAAGACCTTAAGTTATATAATTACATGAATTAGATAGCGTCAATATCGAAATCATTCTTACCGATGCTGCGTACACCATCACCACGACCAGTCGGGTCATTGTTGAAGCTATAGTCAGTACCATAGTTGCGGAGACCAGTAGGATTCAGGATGCGGATACGTCCCTGAACTGGCTGATATTCCTTAGCAATCCAACGCTCAAATGCATGTACTGCAGGAAGAGCAGGGTTGGTAATATTTCTGATTTCGTTAGAGAGATACATCTGATAATCATAGATTCTGTAGATGAAACGTTCAGAGTTTCTTGGGCAGAGGATAATCATCAGGTTGTTGCTATCACGAAGCTTGTCAGAACTAATGAACTGATATGTTCTCTTATCAGAAGTAACAACAGTCTTTACAAAGTCAAGTTCAACAGGACCGATGCTAGAAGGAGACTGATAAGTATAATCAGTAGGAGTAATCTTACGGATAAGGTCATCACGACCAATGATGTTGAATGTAACGTTCGGGTCATTCAGAACATGGAGAAGCTGAGTAGCATGAGTATCAAGACTATCCATGAAGGTCTTGTATCTCCACTCGATTGGGTCGAGTGCATAGTTCTGAGATGGAGCGAAGTCAAACTGACGTGCAATCTTAGAATCTGCAGGCATATTGAGGAATGACTCATCAAGGAATCTACGAATGAGGTCATCTTTATAGTTAGCCAGAGAAATCTTCATCAGAGACATAACCTTAGTAAGCTGGTTAATCTGATAGAGTGCAGCGATGTCCTTAACTTCTTCAGGAGAGATAGTTACATTAATCGGAATTCTGTTAGGAATCTCGATAATGTCGGTACGAACACTCCAAGAAACACTAGGAGTCTTAAGCATTGCAGAAGAAGTATCAAGACGAGAAGTAAGCAGAACACCAAGAACTCTCTGGTTAGAAGTAGTGATACCGAATCTGTTATCCTTAGAGAAACCAGATACGAAACCAACAGTTCTATACTGACCAGGAATTGCATTCTCAGAAGTAGTATTGTCGACAACTACAGTAGAACCATCTGCCAGAGTAACAGTCAGTGCCCAAGTATCAGCAAGAGTACCAGCAGCAACAGAAGTTACCATAGGAAGTGCGAACTGTTCACAAATCTGACGGTCATAAGTACCGTATGCAGGAACGAAATTACCCTTCCAGTCAAATACAGCACCGATAACAGTCTGAGTTACAGTAGCATCAACAGTAGGAAGCTGAGCTGCAAGGTCAGTAGGTGTGTCGGTAGGAAGAACATATGCAGTTGTAGTAGTATTAGTATACTTTACAGTAACATATGTAACAGTTGCAGGAGTAGTAGCTGCATCGGACTGTCTAACAACGATGTTAACGGTCTGACCAGGATATACAACACGATTGCCTACGAGACCAGAGATATAGGACTCGATAGAAAGGTTGGTGTTGTGGTCAGCAGGAACACCAAACAAAGTTTCGATGATGTTAGTGTTCTCAGCTTCAGGAAGTGGGAGATAAAGAGACTTAAGCGGTGCAGCCTTTTCGATTGCATCAGTCATCTTATACTGTTCTCTCCACATATCAATCTTCTCACCAGTCTCAGGGTCAATGAGCCAGCGAGTCTCCATAGATACAGTGAACTTAGGAGAAGTAGCTACGAGCTTAGGAATAGCACCCTTATCAAAGATATTATTAAGCATGATATTCTTATGGATTGGGAAAGTCATACCGATAACAGGGTTAAACTGACCCATACCAGAATGCTCAAGAACAGCTTCTTTATCATTCTCATAAAGCTGTTCCATCATAAGGATGTGGTCTTCATACTCTTCTGCAGTCATACCCTTAGGGTCTGCAGAATTTTCGATGAAGAAATTCTTCATTGCGGAATCAGTAATATCTCTTCTAAAAACCTTAGAAGGTTCAGTATAAATGTCAAGTCTACCCTCTTCCAGAATAGAATTGGAGAGGTTCAGGAACTCTTTCGCCATACCAGCCATAGGGTCATGTGCATAACCATTAGAGCCAGGCTTGCGAATAGCTTCACCAACTACTGGCATATTTGTATCCTCCTTTATTGTTGATTTTATAAATTGATTAGATAGGTATTGCTGTTATTGGTAATAGAAGGTAATACAATATTTATTACCTTACTATTTTTATTATATTGTTAGAATTATCTGTGATGAAATTAGAATAGGTCATTATAATCGCTAGATATATTAGCAGATTCTTCTTGATAATCAGACATACTACTATCTGATACATCAAGTGATTGAACTTGTTCTGTATCATCAGGTTCTACAGGTACACCTTTTTCATCTTCTTCATTTTCTTCTTCTTTTTCAGCATTACTTTCTCCACCATTTACATTAGGAATGTTATCAATAATATCAGCAATAGCATTTAAAGTAGCAATACATTGTTGATAGATAATATTATTCTCGATATAAGTTCTGGTAGAGTATGCAACAGTAATATTATAGTCAATCATTTCTCTAAGTTCAAGTAACTTCTCTGTTACGAACTTAAGAATATTGATATTATCATTAGACTTAGGAATGTCATTAATACGAACAAGTGTAGAACCGATAATAGAGTATACTTCAATAAACTGATTCTTTAACTCATGATTCTTGATAGCAATTTGTTCAGGAGTAAGAGAAGAGAATAATTCATCTTCAATTTTATTTAAATCATAATCTTCTTCTCCATCTTCAGAGCCTTCTTCACTAGTGTCATCAGTAGTTTCTTCACTACCTTCTTCACCAGTATCATCTCCACCTTCTCCATCACTATCATCCATGAAGTTATCAGATTCACCAGCACCTACGTCATCTGTATCATCACCAGAACCATCGTCTCCACCACTAGAATCATCATCCATGAAGTTATCAGATTCACCAGCACCTACATCATCTGTATCTTCACCAGTATCATCTCCATCACTATCATCCATGAAGTTATCAGATTCACCAGCACCTACATCATCTGTATCATCTGCTGGAGGTGTAGTATCATCTGGAGCTGGTAAACTAGAATCATCATTAGTACTTCCAGAATCATCCATGAAGTTATCATTATCATCATCGTCGTTTTCATTGTCAATCTGTTGACCACCGACATTGATTTCATTAATAACAGAACGTATCAGATTTCTATACTTATCTCTGTAATCCATATACTCACCTCCAATTATTCATCTTTATCAAGTTTCTTACCAATCTTATCTGGCATGTCATATTGTTTCTTTCCTTTAAATACATAATTCTTATTATAAAGAATTCTAGTACGTTGTCTTTCAAGGTCACGTTTAGTTTTCATGATTTCTCTTACTGCGGTTAAATCTTCTTTATCTTCTGCAATTTTAAGATACTTATCACACATCTTAATCTCGATGTCAATATCATCAAGAATTAGATTACGTTCTTTTTCATTAATAACTTTAGAGCATCCAATAAAACCAATAAGTCCAATTACTGCAAGTACTGGATTAATTAAATATGCTGCACCAGATGCAAGAGCGATATGAATACATTTAGATGCAGATGGTAAGAAAGAACCTCTGATAATACTTTCTCTACTATCACTAATCATAGCTCTCTTAGCAGCTTTCATAGTACGATTAAGTTCACTATCAAGCTTCATAGATAATTGTTTGTCTTTATCTTTAAGATTAAGAGCAGTACGTCTTAGATTTTCAGAAGCAATCTTAAGCTTACTAGTAAACGACATACCAGAACCTTCTTTAGCTTCATTAATAGCAGAATTCTTGTATCTAGTAACAAGTTCAAGAGTATCATTCATAATATCGTGTTTACACTTAAGCTGTTCATACATAATATCTATAGGAGGAATTGTGTTATCATTATTTACATAAGTACCCTCTAATAAATTATCGTATTTAATCTTTTCTACATCATGAATACATGTTTTAATAGCATCAGCTCTTTGAACAGCACCGAGATAAGAACCAGAATAAGAATGTCTAGAACGTACCAATTCATCCTCTAGAATATTTATATATCTAGGACAATCAAATACTTCATTACAAAGTTTAACAGCTTCAGTAATATTATAAATATCCTCATTAGACATACTACTAATATTATTATTAATAGTAGACATCAGTTCAGCCTTAGTAAAGTCAAGTTGTTCATATAGAGTTGCAAGCATACCTACATATTTAACAGACTCTTCAAAATCAAAGTCCATATCAAAATCGAAATTAAAGTCATCATCACCCATAGATGCTTCAGCTTCTTTAGCCCATTTCTCTTCCATACGCTTATCATTTTCTGCATCTGTATATAGGTCATTCTCTCTCATCTCAAGTGTATCTGTATCTTTCTTATATTGCTTATATAATGCAGTATACTTTTCTTTTTTCTTTTCATCTTCTGTTTCATCAGCAAGCTTTTTATATTTATCTCGTTCTTTAGCATATTGCTCAACAACTTTAGCCATTTGCTCTCTAGATATCTTCATCTTTAAGAATAAGTCTGTAATAAGAGTAATAACACCTAATACAGGATTTATAGCAGTAGCTCCTAATACAACACCTAATCTTACAAATTGCATAATATCTGGAAGTTCTTGAATAATAGCTTCTGGTCGTTGTATAAAGATTCTATTGATAGCATCTTTAAACTTATTGATATCCTTTTTGTGTTCTTTCTTGAAGTCATGAATAATCTTTTTGATTTTCATTTTGTCAACTTCATCTTTTTCTTTATTAGTCTTAACTCTCTTTTCTTTCCACTTTAAGAACATGTCATGAATCTTATTTTCTTCAAGAGATTCTAAATCATCATTTTCTAAAGCTTCAATAATAGCACCTTCATCTACTAATAGATAAGATACAGGTTCGATATCTTCTTCTGTAAAGAATTTAGCATTCTCAAGAATGTACTTCATATCATGTAGTCTTTCATCTGTAGATTCTTCCATCAAAAAATAATCTGTTACAGATTCAATAATAAATGAATTCTTCACAGGAACACAGTTTTTAGACATTAGATACATAATATTCTCTAACGCAATATTGTATTTAACTCCAAAAGGAATATCATAGCTTTCAATAAGAGTACATATATCATATATACACTTTTGAAGAGATACTTCATTTAACGGACATTTACGAACTCTAGCTTCAAGATTATATCTCTTAGATAGTTTAGCATGATTGTTAAGAACTCTATCACATTGTTCATTAACCCAAGCTGCTTGAATGAATCTATTATAACACTCTTCAGCAACTTCTTCTTTATTATCTTGAGATTGTTCTTCATCGTTACCAGAATTAGTATTCTTAACCTCTCCCATTTTACGACCATAAATATCACGTTTATATTTTCTATGTGGATGTAATGAGTTACCTAGATAACCACCATTAGCTTTGGCTCTTTGAACTGCAGTTTCATTATCTTTAGTATCATTAAGCATAGCAGTATGTCTATGCTTAATCCAACCACGTTTATAATTGTTTAATTGTCTTGTCTGTTTAGCATTACGTAATTTAGGAATAATTTTTCCCTCAATTAGACTAGCAGCATTTTCGATATTAGAATCTGTATCATTATCTACAATCATTCCAAATACTTCTAATACTTTAGTCAATGCTTCTTCTTCATTGTTCGATAATGCTTGCCAATTCTCTAATATCATCTTAGCTTTATTATATGAGTATTTTTCAGATAAAGTCTCATATACATGTGATATATTGCAATTGATATTAGATACATAAGAATCTGTAATTAGATTTCTTTGGCGAGCGATAATATCCTTATGCGTAAGATTCATATTATATTGACCTCCTTTTCACAAGTGATTTTATATAAAAGTTCTTAATACACCCTGTTTGGGTCACTAGGAAGTACCTTATCAGATGTACTACCATAGCTTTCTACCCTTAGACTATTTAAGTATTCTAGGTCAATATAAATTGCAATTGTAGATATTAATTTATCAGTAGGATTATCTGCGTGTAATATCATATCATCCCAATTAATATCAGTATTAAGTTTCATTCCACCACTATATAATTGTATGTCAATGAATACAGATGGAGAAATAAATTTACTTACAAGATAATTAGAGATTTGAGATAACTCGCCATCGAAGAGTTCATTTAAATCAATATCAATACTACCAGGTTTTTCTTCTTCCCATTGTGCGTTAATAGTAAGCTTCCAACCTCTTGCATTGATTGGAGGTGGGTCATCATAATAATGTAGAGACATCATAAGAGTATTATCAATATTATATACTTCATCACCAAAAGTAATCTTTGTAAGTTCTTCTTTAGTAAAGTATACATATAATTGCATAGAAGGAAATCTTACTTCTACTTGCATTTCAATACCGAAGTCATCTGATATATGACCGTATTTATTACCATCATCTTTAGTTACATCTTTAATTAAAAGACGTACTGGAATATGGTCTACTCTTACAAAGTATTCTTCACGAGCATTTACATTTGAACGTTTATAAGTTATTGGAATATAAGAACGGCTATTTAAATAAGTAAGAAACTTAATAGGTTCTACAATTCTATCATCTTTAACTTCAAATCCTAAATCTTTTGCAATGAATAACATCATTGGATATGGTAATACATAATCTAAATCTACATCGTTAGATTCAGATAAGTTAGTTCTAAAAGCAAGCTTCATATATTTTTGAATATCTAATTGTAGTGCTCTAGATGACACTCTAATTCTATAAGTGAAATTAAGAAGCATCATATCCATTTTCATTAAGATATAACGCTGGTTTATTGGGTCTTGAAAGAATGCCTTATCAATCTTAGTAGTATTGATAAACTGGTCAATACCAAATAAATTTTGGTCAAGTCTATCTCTATTATAATCATCATCTATAGTAGGAATGATTGTTAGAGTAGCTTTATCATCAGACATATGAGACATAATAGTCTTCTTATCTATTTTAGCCATTTCACCAAATACATGACTACCGTCAGTATGAACCCAAGAAAAAAAGTCATCTTTGAACTTTTGTAAGAACCAATGTCTCATATATTCAATACATAATGCGTAGCTTTGATGTAAAGGAGCAACAGTAATATTCTTATTAAGTTGCATTTCTCTCTTTACATCTTCTACACGTATTTCTCTATAAGCCATACTATCCCTCCTTTACAAAAAAGAATGAGCCGTGATAGGCTCATTCTTTATTTTCTCATTCTGTATTATTATCAGGCTTAGACAGAAGAATGTAAGGCGAGGTGTGTTCCAAGTATTTATAATAATTAAGAATTCCACCATGAAATGGTTCAGTCATTACATTCAACTGTTCATCAATCTTACTCCCTTCTGCTCTAAACCAGTAATATACTCGTCCTGGGATTCTACTGCTAGTATCAACTGCAGCAACTACGACTGGAATAATTGCATAGAAATCTGATTCATTATCTACTAAACCAGTATCTAAGATAAAGCACTTATCTCCAATCTTAAGATTTTTGGGTTCGTCGCAGACATTCTTATTATTAAAGAAGTCCTGTGCCAGTGTTTCGATTCCATTTAACATGATAATCGTCCTTTCTTATATAAGATATGACTATTAGTCACATTTATTATATATAATTAGAAACGATTTATCTGGTCTCCAATAACTACAACCTTCCAAGACTGACCGATGTTAGTATTAGACGCAATACCAGTACCAAAGTCAATACTTGTATCATCTAATAATCCTCTATCTGGTCTTGGGTAATTAGGAACTGGCATACCAGTAGATGTATCAATAACATCAAACATCTTATCGCCAGTATTAGGGTCATATACTACAACAGTTTCAATATTAGGATTGTCTCCTAAAATCATACGATTTTGTTCTGGCGTAAGATTACTCATGAAGTTATTAAAGTTTTGCTCTTCATTTGCTGGTACTGCATTCATACCAGACATAAGAGCTCCCATATTGCCAGCCACATTAGAAGAAGTATACTGAAGTGCTGGATGTTGTGCTGCTCCGATAGGTGTATTAATATATGCATTATAAAGGTCTGCAATATATTTATCATCATCTTGTTGATTTGCTGCAGCAGATTTAATATCTTTAATTCTACGAATTTCAAGTTCATGACACTTTGTCTTTACAGAGTTAATTTCCTTAATAGCAGAAATCTTAGAAGATACAAGAGAACTTGCTGTAGCACAAAGGTCTGAGATATATTTATACTTACCCTTTAAAGTCTTACTTCCTCTAATATGGTCAATCTCTCCTTTAACATCACCAGCGAGAATATCAAGCTGAGCGATAGATACTTTGAGCATATTATTAGTCTCTTCATATGTATCTTCGTATGGTTCATTAGTCTGACACAAAGGTAGACCAGAAGAATTATTATTAGCTTGAACTACCGTAACTTCTCCATTTTGTTCAGACTTTTTAGGTCTTCCTCTTTTCTTTTTAGGTGGTTCTGCAATTGGATTTTCTACAACGGGAACAATTGCATTTTGAGTATCATTATCTTCTGGAACCTTAGCTCCTCTAGCTAAGATTTCCATATCTAAAAAGCTCTTCATATTGATTTCCTCCTTCTATGAGCATTTTTATAGAGATGTTTTTGACATAAATGCTTAATAGGGTATGTTAACATTTAGATAAGATGGTATTTAGGCCTCCATTTATACCATCTTGCGGTTGAAGGCATGAATGATTTCCTCTTTGATGCATTGTTTATTCCTCTTGAAAATCCTCCATGGTATCGGGGCCATGGAGGACAAACTTTATTTTTTATACTAGAGGAAACAAATATATAAATGACTCAGGTAACGTAATACGTAAGCTGAGAGAATTGGAGGTTTTATATATGAAAGAATTCAATAATGATTTATTGATTGGTAATTATCCTCCTGGATATGACTTAGCATTGTTTAATACAATCTATCATTATCCACAGAAGGATAATAATGGAAAATGGAGACCTGGAGTAATTGACCTTATTATTAAGGATAATGAAACAGGAGAGAAGTTTCTTGAAACTATTGTAGACCCATTATATGAGTATTATATGCTTAAACCAGATGTAATGGTACCGAGTTATAATCTTGAATATGCGATGATGGATGATTGTAAGTGTATATTAGCACCTTACGGACAACTTCAAAAAGACATTGCTGAACGTCTTGGAGAACTTGATAAGTTCTGGGAAAATATTCGTAACGGTAATAGAGAAGCAAATAAACGTTTGTGTAATTATCATCCTGCAGTATTAATGTCTGATATGGATATCGAAGATAATATTCGTTTTCAATTCTCACACACTTATGCTAATACGTATAAGAAAGCTTCAAAGTCTTATCTAGATATCGAGGCTGATACAATTCATTGTAAAGGTGACTTTGTAGAGATGGGTGAGTGTCCGATTAATGCGGTATCATTTATTGATGACCAGTCATTGGTTATTCATTCATTCTTGTTGAGAAATGATGAGAATCCATTGATTGCAGAATTTGAAAAGATTGCTAATACACCAACAATGGAAAGTGAATTAAAGTCATTTTTGATAGATGCAGTTGGAGGTCCAGCTAATGCTGATAAGTATAAAGTAAATCAGATGAGAGTACAATTCCATTTCTATGATGAGAAAGATGAATTAACAATGCTCAAGCATCTGTTTAATTATATTAATAATCTGAAACCAGATTTTGTATTGGCTTGGAATATGGCATTCGATATTCCGTATATCATTCAGAGAATCATTAATCTTGGTGCTAATCCAAAAGATATTATGTGTAGTCCAGATTTCAGATTCAAAGAAGTTAAATACTTCATTGATGAAAGAAATGAATTTAATTATGAAGAACGTAATGACTTTGCGAAGATTAGTTCTTATTCTGTATATCTTGACCAGATGATTCACTTTGCATCTAGAAGAAAAGGAAGAGCAGCATTACCATCTTATAGATTGGATTTCATTGGACAAATGACTTGTGGAGTTAAGAAACTCGATTATAGTCATATTACTCATAACCTTGCAGAGTTACCTTATAAAGATTATAAGACATTTGTATTTTATAATATCATGGATACAATTGTACAGTATTGTATTGAATTCAAATCTGCGGATATTGATTCAGCGTATAATAATGTACTTCTGAATAATACACGTTGGAGTAAAATTTATAGACAGACTGTATATCTTAAGAATAGACAAGCCATCTTTAATTATAAGAATGGCTTTATTACAGGTAACAATGTAAATGCAAATACACCTAAAGTATCTTTCCCTGGTGCATTTGTAGCAGACCCGAAACTCAATAGTGATTATTCAAAGCTTAGAATTAATGGTCGTCCAGTATCTATATATGATAACTTAGACGACTTTGATTATAAAGCTCTGTATCCTAGTATCACATCTGAATTTAATATGTCTCGTACAACTCTTATTGGTCATCTTACTATACCAGAAAGAGTATATGAATTTGAAAATAGATTCAATAGAGATGAAATTAAGTGGAGAAGAGAAGCTCAGTTTATGGATGATTTACAATCACATAACTGGATTGAATTTTTCCATCGTTGGTTCCATTTTGGTAGTTATGAAGACGTATATGATGATGTCATTGAATACTTTACTAAAGTTAAATATCCTATGGGTGTGTTAACATATCATGATTTTGATGATGTATCTGGCACTCCTGAAGAAGATAATCGTAATGTATTTGTTCATTGTTCTACAGCAAGAGATTTACAGATTGTAGACGCTATTGCAAGTAAGAAATTGGATTATATGCATCAACCAAGATATGAGTTTGAAAAGTCTGACTTTAATAACTTTACAGAAATCTTTAATAGTCTTAAGGATGGTTATCTGTATAGTAAACCTAGACAAGTGGAGGGTTAATAATGGATAATAAAGTAGCAATGATATTTGAACAGTATGTAAAAGACCTTAAGATGTCTGCAACCGAACAGTATGTATATGTCGTCAGAGATGATTTCTTTGGCGACATAGTCTTTACTGTAAACTCTACAAGTCTAAGTATGATGAAGTGCCCAGAATTATCCGATAAGTATTTTGGTAAGATGATATATGTTGATTTCATAAAACAGAAGACTATTGGATTTGAAACAGAAATTGGCATTCTTGATAATAATGACTTCATAACTCTATACAATTGTAGAGAAAGATTTAACAGAAGTATCAGAATATTGAATCAATTTAAATTCGATATTCAAAGTGCAGATAAGATAAATCAGAAGTATGCATTAAATGAAGAAGAAGATTTCTTTAATAATGTATTAGCTCGTAAAGCTGATGAAGGTGCAGGAAGATATATCTTTAATGATAATATTATGTATACAGCACCTTGTATGTTTCCAGGTAGTAAAACAACTGGTATAGATGTAACTAGTTATTATAAGACTGGTAATGATTATTATATCTCATTGTTTAATACTCATAAGAAAACTGGTGACGTAGTAACACTAATGAGATTTTTATGTTTATAATATAAGAAGGGGTCACTTTAGACCCCTTCTTCTTTTACTCCTTCAACAATTTAGTAATACTAATTGAGAAGGAGGTATTCCAATTGGCTAAGAACGATAAGAAACGCTCATCTAATGGGCTTATAAAAAGACTTACTGATACAGTCCAGAATAATCTGGATAATCTATATCAAAAGACTTATTATTCTCAACCTAGTAACAAACAAGATATCGAGAATATAAAAACCAAACTTGATACATCTATTGATAATATCGTTACAACTAATAGAAATAATACTGGTAATGGTACAATGTCTACCTTATATTCTAGAATTCAAGCTGCTCCTATGTTAGGTGGACAAGGTGATGAACAAGCTAAGAAACTTGAAGAATTGATTAATGATAATCAGGTTATTGAATCTGGCTTGATGGGATTTATTAATAATACTACTACAGTATTTGATTATGATAATAAAATTGATACAATCCTTAAGTATATGCCTAAGTTACAAGAAGCAATTGATACTAGAAAGGATAATGTATTATCAGCTGACCATTTCTCTAAAGACTTTATCAATATTACATCATCTAATATCAATAATGATACAGAAACTTATAATGAGCATATCAAATACATTAAAGACGCATATAAGATTCAAGACCTAGTAGATGAGATTTATGATAAAGCATCTAAATACGGTGAAGCTTTTGTATATGTAGTACCATATAAAAAAGCTGTAGCTAGATTGCTTCGTAATAAAAATAATATTAGAGCAGATTTAAATATGAGAGAACAGACTATCGTTTCAGAATCTGGTAGTATAAGTATGGAATCGCTACCTGAAGGTTTAACTCAAAAAGATTTTGAAGCTGCTGGTATGGGTAATATTAAACTTGAATGTTATACAGGAGCAATTAATTCAATTGTAGAAAACTGTATGCGTTTTGAAAAAGCAGCTAAATCATTGAACGAGATGTCATTGAATTATGAAGGTGCAAATTTCTCAGAAGCAACGATTCTTGAAGCAGCTGAGAATGTACGTGATGTTGTAAAGGGACAATTTGACAGGATTATTAAAGATGATTTATCATTTGATGGGTTCGATGATAGAGGACAAGATGGTCTTGTTGATAAGGATAAAGCAAAGAAGAAAGGTAAAGATGATAAGTATATTAATGTACCTGGTACTATTATCAGAATACTAGAAAGAAAACATGTTATTCCAATTTATATTGATGAATACTGTTTTGGATATTACTATATTGAAGTAGAAGGTCCTTATAATCCAGTAGGTGATTATGATAAGATGCAAGACCCTACAATGTCTCTCAAAGGTTCTAACTCTATTTTATCTACAAATAGTATGATGGACCAAACTCAAAAGCAGAACAATATTATTCGCTATCTATCTAATCAGATTTCTAATTTTATTGATGCTAAGTTTATTAATACTAACCAAGACCTTAGACAAGAGATTTATACTATTCTTAAGTACAATCAAGATAATAACTCTTCTAAGATGAATAAGATTAGAGTTACATTTATTCCTCCTGATGATATGGAACATGTATACTTCAGAATGAATAAGGATACACATAGAGGTATCTCTGATTTAGATAAGTCTCTTTTCCCAGCTACATTATTCTCTAGTATGTATATCACACATACTATCTGGAATATGACACGTGCTCAGGATAAACGTGTATATTATGTAAATCAGAATGTAGACACTAATATCTCTAAGACATTATTAAACACTATTAACCAGATTAAGAAAGGTAACTTTGGTATTCGTCAGATTGAGAATATCAACCATATTCTTAATATAACTGGTATGTTTAATGATTACATTATTCCTAGAGGTCCTGGAGGTACTCCAATTGATTTTGAAGTAATGCAAGGACAATCGGTAGAATATCAGACTGAATTGATGAATATGCTAGAAGAGGCTTCGGTAAATGCAACTGAAGTTCCTATGGAAATGATTCAGATGCGTAACTCTGTAGATTATGCATCTCAGTTAACAATGTCATCTTCTAAGTTCTTACGTAAAGTATATAATCGTCAATCTAAGTTTCAGAAAAACATTACACGTATTGTAAATAATATTTATAACAATGAGTTTGATGATAATATTACATTAAATGTAGTATTACCTCCACCAATGTTCTTAAATATTACTAATACAAACCAGATGATGACTAACGTAAATGAATACTCTCAGTCAGTAGCACAATTGATTCTTGACCCAGATGAAGAAGAACCAATCAAGAATGAAGTTATCCGTGAGATTAACAAATTCAATCTTGGTTCTTATCTTAATATTCCTGAGTTGGAAGAGATTGCGCATAAAGCTAAACAGCGTATGGCTGCAGAAAATAACGAAGAAAATGGAGAAGAATAAAGAAATCCCCAGTGGCCGAAGTCACTGGGGAATTATTTTATTATTGAAGAGGATTTGTAGTATTGTAGCGTTTTACTTTCGCTGCTTGAATTTCTTGTGCTGCATTATTATGAGCTTCATTAATAAAGTGTTCTCTATCATCTCCACTCATAGAAGCTACAGCATCTGCGTATCTAAAGTTTTCACCGCCACCATCAGTACCTTCTTCAGTACCAATGGTTACACCAACATACGCTCTATTATCATTGTTAACCTGAGTATCCATTTCTTCACCAACTGCATTACCGTTAGATTCATTGAAATAACCAGGCGACTTGTATTTATTATCACCATCATGAATACCAGCCTGTGCAATAGCGTTGTACTTGAAGTTATTGCTATCAACAATAATTCTAGAGTTAGTGATATTAGCAGGATTACGCATAGCAAGAAGCATATCCTGAGCCTTCTGATATACAAAGTCGTTATTGATGAAGAATCCATTGAACGGCAGAGATACTTCTGCGAACTGGATATCGCCCTTAGTACCAGTATAAAGGTCAGTATAGTTTGCAGAAGTAGGTTGACAAGCTGCAATAAGGAATGCACGCTCAATTTTAGTCATAGTGTTATCTGTAAGGAAGTACATAAACGAGAAGCATTCCTGATGAGGACCTGGGTCTTTACCAGAAATAGTATCAACACCATTAAAGGTCCAAGCGTCGATAAGACCATGATAATGTTTAACCTGAGTATCAGGGTCCTTAATACCTGTAAGATAAAGCTCATGAGCCTTAGTCAGGATAGAACCAGAACGCTCATAGTAGTTAAGCGAGAAGTTAGAGTTGGTAGGCTTCATAACCTTATTGATAACTTGAATTGAACGAATACCATTACTAATTTCACCAGCTTCACCAGTGATATTATCAACGTTATCAATACCTCTGAAGTCATTCTCAAGAATATGAACGTAGTTGTTAACAATAGTTCTAATATTCTCGTCCTGCATAGCAAGGTCTCTCAGAAACTGAGGGATGGATACTACGCAGAGGAATGGATAACCTTTTTCATAGAGGTCCCACTGCTCCAGGTTACTAAAGTCAGTAACACCTCTCATAAGGTTAAAGTTGAGAAGCTCACGAGGGGTCTTTAAGCCTTTAAATGCACCACTAGTAGCTACAGAAGTAGGCGTTGCGTGATTTGCCATAAGTTATCCCCCTTTCTTAAACGCTAGTCACAGAACTAGAAAGGGTGGAATAATTCAGTGCAGTAAGTTCGAAGATTTCAGCCTGAGCAAATGGTCTGAATACAACTTCGATTGCTGCATAGAAAATCTTATTTTCTAGTGCTGCATCATCTTGTACATACTTGAATGTAATCTTCGCAAACTTATTTCTCCAAGGCTTCATAGCAGTCTCGACAGCATCCTTATATACAGTGAGGTCATCAGCTGTAATGAACTGATATCTAGCTGCTGGGCAAGCCTTACGAATAGCCTGCATCATCATACAAACAAGAGCAACATTGTTCCAGTAAGAGAATTCACTCTCAGTAGGATTCATAGTATACTCTGTTTCGATAGAGAATCTATCATCATAGTAGCAACCATAGTTAACTCTAAGGTCACACATAAGCTGCTTTTCGTTGATGATAGTAGCGTCATCAGATGGATATACGCCACCAACGTTATTGAGAGAAGTCATTTCAGAAGTTGGATAAATCTTAGGAATGTAATTTACAGTACCTTCAATAATATTACCGATAGTGATACCATTAGCGATACCAGCAAATACATCTCCAATGCTGTTTCTAAAATGACTGATATATAGATTAGAAAGACCATAAGTACCAGTAACCTGAATTACTCTGTTATCATATGGATTTCTAATCTTATAGTAGAGACAAGTAACTGCAATATGCATATCTCTTACATAAGCATATTCGGAAGTTTCAGATGTGAGGTCAAGACCAGTTTCAGTTCCTGGAATAATATCTCTACAATCCTCAAAACTCTTAACCTTACCGATACCCATATCCATATAACACATGAAGTCACCACGATAAGCAGCAAGTCTCTGCATTGCAAGCTTAACATCATTATCGTAGTTAGCATCAAATACTGCATTCGGGAAATAAATATCAAGGTTAAAGATATCCTTATCGAATTCACCAGCAAAGAATCTGTAATACTGTCTCTGATAAATCTTATCAACAGAATATGGAATCTTTACTTCAGTAAGAGTATAAGTTGCCGTCTTGATATCTTTATCAATCCAAACAGACCACTTATTAGCTGCAGCATATGCTTTTGCTAGAGTACCATCTGAGTCCTCTTCAAGTGTAAATACTCTAGACATTTGCTGAGTCTTAGTAGTAGGAACAATATAACACGGTGTTCCTGTCTGGTCATCAGCAGTGAATCTCGTTGCCTCAATCATAGGAATCTTAACAGATACAAAGTTCTCAGGAACAATTGCAGCATCGTTAAGGTCGAATGTTTCAGAAGAAACGATAAATCCGTTCTTATGACCAGTAACAGCCATAATTTCAGACATAGAATTTCCATACAGACCAGAAGTACTATCGGGTTTATTCGCATAGTCTTCATCGAATACGAATACTGGTACAATTGCAGCATTCTTAAACGCTCTACCAGACCATTGTTCATCAGCTGGATTCTTAGCAAGATTGTAACCGTTAGAACCAAATTCAAGTCTTTCAAGAATACCCTTATTAGTTCTAATCCAGTTGTAATAATAGCCCTTTGCTACGAGACTTTCATCCTTAGATGTCATATTCTCCCAATCGCAGTATGCATTAACAGTAATTGTATCGTTATCAAATACATCAAGATGTGCGTAGTCATAGAGATATGCTACTCTCTTGAGTAGATTAGATACTGCATAAGAACTGAATGCATTGTACTTACCATTGAGAGCATGACCAAACAGAATATCATAAGTACCAATAAGGTCATTATCATTTGTACCAAGAATCAACTGGAGAGTTTCGAGAAGTGCATCGTAAGCTTCATAATAAGTCTTAACAGAAATCTGGTTAGAATTATAGTTTACTGCACTTTCAATATCGAATGTATAACCAGTATTGTTATTTCTAGTATAAGGATTAAGAGAGAACGAGAATGTCTCAAGCTTCTTAGAAGTAGCATAATTATAAACAGTAAGCTTATAAATAGACTTCTTCATAGTAACAGACGAAGCAGCATCATATTCAATACCAATAGTCTTGATAGATTCGCCACGACCATTATCAAAGATTGAGAATAATGGGAATACCCACTCAGAAATGATATAACCACTAGCCTTAGTCATGAGGTCATTAATAAGTCTTGTGGTACTATCATAAGGAGTAGTATCAATAACATCTTCACCCTCATTATATTTAGAAACAACAATTCTATTGTTTGAATCTACTGTAGCAATACCCTGAATAATTGCACGTTCAAATACACCGCTATCGACATATTCCTTAGTATTCCAAGAATCTTCTACGATATCGTAAAGGTCTGTTTCATTAGTAAAGAATCTGCTGATATCTACATTTTCAGCAACCTGTTTAAATGTAGGGTCAGAACCACCATTTGCAGTATCTACTTCCCAATGACCAGTATATTCTCCGCTACCTTCTTCGGTTTCAGCTACTACGTATTTCATAATAGTATATCTGCCACCTTTGGTAGAATACTTAGACATTTTTTCTGTATTAGAAACAGTATTGACACCAGTGCTTGTTTCTTTAACGATATCAGTCTCAGCGTCAAATACAGAAGAATAAGTCTTCTTGCCACTAGTAAGACCAGTTGTAACGTTTACTACCTTTCTTACAAGGTTTTTACCATCTTTATTAATGTCAACAACTCTATTGTCATTATCATAATAAACAGACTGAGAAAAACCAGAAAGAATACCAGTAGTAGCATTCGGGTCGGAGATAAGCTTAGAAAGGAATCTACTATCAGGTGTATCTTCATTAGCTACAACGTCGATAATATAATTCTTATAGAGGTCATATCTTTCCTTATGTTCATCAAGCTTAACATTTGCAAAAGCATAATTGTTATCGTTCTTTACGCTAAACATAAGAGGAGCGATAGAATACTTTTCAGGAGCATCTGCTGCTACTTCGATAGACTTGATTAAAGCTTCATTATTTTCTTCAGTTTCAATAGTTACTTCCTTATACTTAGTAAGAACAACAGCAAGAGTTGCATTACCAAGAGTAGCGTCATCAAGAACAGCTCTCTTTGCAAGAATAGAAGCACCATTATTAACGTTCATAGAAGCCTGGAACAGAGGCTGACCATACTTCTTGAAATCAACGTTATCCTGTGTGCCATATCTATCGTAGAAATTGTTACCATAAGATAAAGTGATACCTTCAGGACCCTTAACAGAAGCAAAGGTACTGAGGTAGGTAACCGCATCAGCTGGATTTACTCTGGTAACTGGTACCATTGCAGTAGCCTGAGAGTTATCATACACTTTAAATTGTGTACCAGGATATCTACTCATGTTTTATCCTCCTTTATTAAAAATTTTGTTATAATATTTTATTATTTGTGTGTGTGGTTAAGTCAAGTAGTATGTGAGGCTACTAGACCATTTATCTTTATGTTAAAAATCTACGACTCTCAATCCATCATAATCTTCTCAAGAGGAGAGTCTTTGTTACTATCTGCTGTAATTGATGAAATAACGGCTAAATCCCATTGTTCAGCTTGAATAGCTGTAAACGGTGATGTTCCTCTAGGTACATCTCTGATAGCAATCCATTGGTACGCAGTATTATCAGAGTTATCAGTAAGTCTAAATGGAGTATCAATATCTTTATTAGAACGACACAGTTCTCCAATTACAACTCCAATAAGTTGTAAAGATACTCCATATCCGTTACCAGTGATTTGAGCATTTCTTAAAAAGTAATTCTGGAGTTCATCATAAGGAATATTATTAGGAAGTGCACCTGTATCAAGTGCAGAATACCAACGTTGAATATTTTCTGCATCTTGAGAGATATTATAGTTTACAACAATAACTCCTTCTTTATAATATTTCAGAATACGATAATCTTCAGGTTTGTTATTCTTTGTTAACACAATTCCCTTAGCAATTTCAATCTCATCTGGTTTAGTTAGAAATGTATTAGGGAATTTAAAGTTTCTTAGCTTTCCGATTGGTTTATCATTCTTATCAAAGAGAGCATAAGGTATTACTCCAAATAGAGCAATGCATTCACCAATAAACTCTGCAAGTTTATTAGAAAAGAACTTCTCTGGCACATAGAATTTAAAACAACCATCATTAGCAAATACATAAGAGTCACCTTTAACTTTAATGAAGCTAGGTGTATCCATGTATACACACCTCCTTCTTAATATATTATTAATTTGTTTAAGATTGTAAAAGTAAAAATTTATATCTATATATAATTATAGTGAATAGAGAAACAAGTGGTCAGAAAACTTGCTATTCATTCCATAGAAGAGTGATGAACTTCTATGGTACTAATCCTAAGGGAGGTGATAACATGATTAAAACTAAAACTCCTAAATTATACCTGTACAACATAGACACAACATCCATCCCACAAACAGTTCACTTCGGTGAACATAATTACAACAAAAAAACATTTTTAAAATATTATAAGCAAAACAATAAACAAATCAAAACAACAATGTATTTTAATAGCAAAGAAAAAATTGGAACAACATATTTTACATTATTCTTTCCATCTTCTAAATTTAACACAGAATCTGATATTTATAATTACAGCAGCTTTACTATTTTATTCCAGAATGTACAAGGCAGACTTATGGCGTTCGTAGACGCTGAATAATATCTACGAAATAAAGAATCCTGGCTCATCACCAGGATTCTTTTTTATCTTCTTACCATTACTACCTTAATAACACTTGTGATTTCTGTATCTGTATGAAGAGTAATCTTCTTGCTTTCTGGATTATAGCTCCACTTAATATCACTAGGAACACCTTCTGTAGTGATATTTGTTTTTTGTGTACTATCCTTCTTAGCAATGATTTCGTCATACTTGTAATCAGATTCAGTTGCTTCAGATGTACCAAGTACGTGCAATTCGAATACACGGTTTTCATGGTAATCTTCTACAAGCTTAGGAATGAGTACTTCTGCATCGATTGTTGTATCTGCTGCATTAACAGTAATCTCATCAGAAATCCACATATAAGTACCCCAAGGATTCTTACCACAGAGTAGAGTTTCAAAGATTTCAGAAATAGTCATACCCTTAAGAGAATCTCCTTCTTTAAATCCACCTATAGGATATTTAACAGTAGAATTTAATACAGTCTTACCATCTGCGGTTTCACAAGCATAATCATCTTCTTCTACTCCATCCTTAGGATATAGCATAAGACACATGAGTTGAGCAAATGTAAGCTTGCGGAATTTAGTACCCTTCTTAATACCACCTACAGATACAGTAGTACCATTTTCAGATAAATCTCTAAAGATATCTGCATCAGCGATATGCATAAGAATATGATTAAGCTCACCCTTAGTCACATATCTATGGTCCTCTTCCCAATGCATAGGATGAATACATCTATCATGTGGTGGAAGTGGAGGAGGGCAAGGCTTAGGTGGTGGTGGGCATTTACGTCCAGGAACAAAATAAGTATTTGGTACTGGATTAGGCTGTGCATCACCATAACCGTCTACATAATAATCTGGTCTATATGGACCAGGAGCAGGTTTATCAGAGTAAGGTCTATTGATAACTTCTGGTCTCCTGAAATACTCTCTTGGGTTTGGAGCAGGTTTTGGTGGTGTAGGACAAGGGCAACAACCCTCATCCACACCAGGAACCAATTCAGGTTTATCGTTATCAATGAAGACACTCTCAAATTCATCATAGAAATCGTTAGCCATATGTCTTCACTCTCCTTTATATTATACTACGATTACAGCTACATATCTACCAGAAGAAATATCACCAGTATTCTTAAAGCTAATAGTGATTTCTTCATCAGTAAAGTTAACATATACATCGGCTAATACCATCTCACCAGTATTTACTTCATACAAGTTTACAGATGGATACTGATTTACTTCTAGAGCAACATCATCAATTACCCAAGAACAATCATTATTTGTATCTGCTGTAAGAGCAGGATTAGACTTACGATAGATATTACTCTTAGAAGTAAGGTTAAGTGTAATAACCTTATCTTCTGCAGCAATCATACGACCTTTTCCATCTACAGTAAACTGAGGGACAGTAAAACTATCCTTATCATCAATAGTAGAATCTACAATACCAGAATTATCACCATAAGTATTGGCAGTTACACCAGTAGACTTAAGAGTAGCCTGGATTGTTTGACCTGGTTTTACTGTAGTTGGGTCACCTACATTAGAAGAAGATAATACTACATCGGTTGCATCTGCTGCAGCTTGTAAAGATACAAGACTAGTAAACAGTCCTTCAAGCTGTGTCTTAGTAACAGTAGACGCCTTTACTGCTTTACCAGTAACACCATTAAATACTACAACAGTTTCATCATTAGAAGATGCAGGACCAATTACAACACCATCAAGATTCATCTGGATAACAGAGAATTTTGTAGCATCATAAGCAACCATATTACCGCAAGCGATTACCATATCACCGACTTCAATAGGCTTATCATCAATATCAAAAACACCTGCATCAATAGCCGCAGCAGCCTTGAATGTCCAACCATTCTTAATATCAGTAAGTGTAGTAAGCTTCTTATTATTGATACTTGTATCTGTAGAAGTAATAGTACCATCAGCAGCGAGAGTACCCTTGAACTTCATTGCATCTACAGTAGACATAGCCTCTTGAAGAGCAGTAAATACAGCACCAGAAGTAATAAGATTTACAGAGTCTTCAGTAACAGTAGTATCTATATCAATACCAACAATATTACCTGTAGTAGAATCAACAATGAGTACATCACCATTTGCTACAGCACGAATATCAGCAAGATTTTCTGTTACAAAATCATATACTGCTTTAGCACCAGCAGCTTTAGAATTAGTAGAAGTTGATGTTATTGTTGTAGCGATATCTACAGAACCCCCACCACCGCCAGAACCAATAGTAACCCATTCTTCACCATTGTAATACTTCAGTTTGGCTTCATCTGTATTAAAGATAATCCAACCTGCAGCAAGTTTGGTTGTAGGGTCAACAGCAACTTTTTGAATAACACAATTCAGAAGTTGATTTTTGACAAGGTCAAGATTAGTTAAAATCTTCATATTCATTCTAACACCTCCTTATCCAGTCCATTGAACTGTAGCATTTGTTGCTCCCCAAGGAGAACCAGATATACTTCCTTCTGGTTTATTTATAATAATAGATGTAAGTGATGTACA